TAATATGGATATTCCTAATTATGACTGGTATATATTTATAGATGATGATACTTTTGTATATCATAATAGATTAGAAAATTTGTTGTCTCAGTATAATTCTAATGAAAACTATTATATTGGCAAAGAACTAGACCATATAAAGAACGATTTTTGTTTATATATGTCAGGTGGAGCTGGATATGCCATATCAAAGTCTTTATATTTACTTATTAAAGAATATTTAAAAAAAATCGGGATTAACGAAGCATATTATCCTTTAATAAATTTAAAAGAACAATTTTGTGATGATTTATGTATTGGAATATGGATTCAGGATATCGCAAAAGAAATTCCTGTTAAACAAATAAATAATGATTTATTTCACCTTGACCTAAACGCTAATGTAAATAATGCTATTACAGTTCATAAAGTTATTACAAAAGAACAATATGAATTTTACTATTCTGTTTTAGATAAAGAACCAATTAAAAATAAAAAAGATACAGTTTTTGTTCTTATTACAGACTTGAATTATTTTTATAAAGTTAAAAAGACAATCATAGATTTAAGGTCTAAAGGAAAATGGGATGGCGATATTGTTGTTATCACAATTGATTTCCAGTTAAATACTAATTTTAAAGATTTTTATGACATTACTGAAGTACAGTTCAACAAGATAGATAAAACAATTTTACAGACTATTATCGGACCTGATGGATTTATAGATACTACGGATAAGAGAGAAATCCACAAGTTAAACCAATGGGAAAAATTACACGTGTTCGACGATTATTTTAGGAGTTGGCAACGCGTTGTATTCTTGGATGCTGGCCTACGAGTATTAGATAATGTTAAATATTTACTTAATCTAGACTATAAAGGTAAGTTATTAGCACCTACAGATGGTAAAATAAATGAAGCCAATAAATTTAAGTGTCAATTAAGTTATGATAAGCCTGAATTGATTAATAATTTAATAACTGAATATGGAGATTATATATTAGATTCTAATTATATGTTAAACTGTATGTGGGTTTATGATACGGATATTTTAAATTTATGTAATAAAACGCAATTGGTAGAAGCTATGAATGAATATACATTTTGTAAAACGAATGAAATGGGAATAATGAATTTATTGTTTCATTTTAAATATAAATTATGGGACCAACTACCTGTAAAAGCATCGAATGACAAGATTTTATTCGATTGGTGCGAATTAAATCAAAAATACCCGACAACGTGGAAAAATTATTGTTTTATTAAATACTCTGTTAGCATTACATTTGAAGATACTTAGAAATAAAAAATAATATATTTTTGAAAATTATTACACTTTTAACATTTCAAACGCCTATTATTTATTTACCATTTATTTGTTTTTTTTACATTTATTTTAGGTCCAGCACCGCGTTTCTTAACGGCATTTGGGTCATATTTTTCTTCTTCATCATCGTCGCCAATATTTTTAGACAATTCCCAAAATTCTTTAGAGCCTAATCTGAAGTCATTATGGTTATCAGCTTTATACCAAAATACCTGATCGTATAATTTGTTAGACTTTGAATTATTATTTATAACTAGACACTCATAATTTTCAGTACATTGATCCATTACTTGACAAAAGCTTTCAAAAGTTGGAAACATACCAGCATAATTTTCATATATACGTCTTCTATTTGCGATATAATTTTCTCTCAAAATAAAGACGTAATCAATATTTGTTCTAAGGGTAGGAGGTATGCCTAATGGATATTGCATTGTTATAACTAACATTACCTTCCAATGTCTCCCGTTCATAAAAAGGAGCCGCATCATCTTATCACGAGCCCACGTATTATCATAAAGACAATCATCAAGTATAACAAAAGCGCGAGGATCAATATTACTGCGTTTATATGTTTCCATCTCTTTTTTGATTTGTTTTAAAACAGTACGTTGTCTCTTTAAGACGTTTTCAATAATAGCAGTATTATATTCATTATGTACGAATAATTTCGGTACCATTTTAGTATAAAACCCGTTTCCTTCTTCTGTTCCTGAAATTACGGTCCCAATGGGTATATCCTGTTGATAATATAATAAGTCCCTTACAAGAAAAGATTTTCCAGTATCACGCTTACCGATTAGAACGACTACAGGACCTTTATTTTCATTAGGTTTAAAACTAATGCTTTTCATATCAAACTTTTTAAGTTCTAAAGTCATTATTATAGTTTTAGAAATTAAAAAATATACTGATTTTACGCAAAATGTAAAATGAATAATAATTATATAGTTCATATAATAAGTTAAAAACACGTATAATTTATATATTTAATAGCTAATGAAGATAAATATCAATTATCAAAAAAGGAAAAACTCAGAACTTTTTAAAAGTTTAGAAAGTCCAGACACACTTTTTCTCTCTAGTACTCAAAATTATATACCGATTTATAAAAGGTTTTTCTCTTTGAATGAAACCAACTATAACAATATAAATTTAAATAACAAATGGTATTTATCAAGTATTGGAAACAACTCTGTTGCTAGTGAAAATGTTTATGACTGTCGTATTAAGAATATAAATAATAGTAAAGTAAAGGATAAAGAAGTATTTTTTAAATTGGCACCTTTGTTAGACCCTTATAAATTTTTTATTGGAAAATATAATGAAAACGAAAATATATGTGCGTTACCAACTATTAATTCTAACGAAGAAGATGTCTCCGATAAATTTTATGACGTAAATAATTCTGCTTATGTTGATGCTTTTTTTCTATTTTTATCCAGTAATCTAATACATAATAATAATTTTATAAATGGTGTAGACTATTATGGATCTTTTTTATCAATAAAAAATAATTTTAAAATTAATATATTTGATGACATCGATTATCTAAATAACAGCGATTATTTTATTAAAAACAAAAATACACTATTTACAGTAGATGATTACTCATATTTATTTAATGAAGAGGATACTAAACTAAAACCAATTACTATACAACACGGGATAAGTTCAAAATCCAATATGTCAATAAAGTCATTAAACGAAGATATATTTGAGGATATTTTCGAAGAAGAAAAAAATGAAGAAAATGAAAATAAAAATGAAGATACGCAATTAAATTTATTAGATTTAAATGATTTTAATGAAGAGAGAAATGAGAATAATGAAAATAAAAATGTAACAATAAAATCAAATTCTACGTGTTCTTCAAGGTCATCATATACTACTGAAGAAGGAGATGAAGACGAAAAAGATGAAGATAGTAGCTGCGATAACTGCCCTGATAGCAAGGATGAAGATGACGAAAAAAGTAATATTAATTCATATGAAGATAATAGTGAATACGAAGAAGAACCAGAAATATATGCTACAATTCCAAAATTTCCCGTCCAAGTAATTTGTATGGAAAATTGTGAGAATACGTTTGATAATTTAATATTGACTAATGAGTTAACGACAGAAGAATGGTTTTCAGCTTTTATGCAAATTATTATGATATTAATAACGTATCAAAAAGCTTTTAACTTTACACACAATGACCTTCATACTAATAATGTAATGTATAACCAAACAGATAAAAAATATTTGTATTATTGTTATAAACAAAAATATTATAAAGTTCCTACTTTTGGTAAAATATTTAAAATTATAGATTTTGGTAGAAGTATATATAAATTTAATGGTAACGTTTTCTGTAGTGATAGTTTTAAAATGGGAGGAGACGCAGCAACACAATATAATACAGAACCTTATTTTAACGAAAAGAAACCCAGATTAGAACCCAATTTTAGTTTTGATTTATGCCGTTTAGCGTGCTCTATATTTGATTACGTAGTTGAAGACTTTGAAGATATCCAAGAATTGAATAAATGTACGGACCCAGTTAAAAAACTTATTGTTGAATGGTGTTTAGATGATAAAGGAATAAATATGCTATATAAAAATAATGGTGCTGATAGATACCCAGAATTCAAACTATATAAAATGATTGCCCGTTTAGTTCATAACCATACACCTCAAGCGCAACTTTTAAGACCAGAATTTAAAAAATACTCTAACTTCAAGGGGGAAATACCAACCGATGTTATTAATATAGATAACATACCAATTCAAATTTAACGCAATGTTATTTTACTTTATTTTTACCTTTTTCTATGCATTTATTTTACAATACAAATATATTAGAATAAAATATATATTATGGATTTATATGGTTTTATCATTACTAGACACGTAAACTCGGCTAAAACAAATAGGTACTGGAACCATTGTGTAAAATGTATAAAAATGTTTTATCCAGATAAAAAAATAATTATAATTGATGATAATAGCAACGAACAATTTTTAAAAGCTGATTTTGACTATATAAATGTTACAATAATTCAAACAGAATTTAAAGGAAGGGGAGAGTTATTACCTTATTACTATTATATAAAAAATAAGTATTTTGAAAATGCTGTAATTATCCACGATAGTGTATTTTTCCATAAACGCATCAATTTTGAAAAATTATTAGGAATAAATGTTTTACCTTTATGGTTTTTTTATCCAGATAAAGAAAATATAACAAATACTATAAGAATATCAAACGCACTAAAAAATATAGGAGACATTCAACAAAAATTAACTCATAATGAGTTCGCGTTTGGTATGCCTCATTTAAAATGGTACGGATGTTTTGGCGTTCAAACATTTATTAGCCATAAGTTTTTAAGCTTTTTAGAAAATAAATATAATCTAACAAATATGGTAAATACAGTATTTTGCCGCGCTGATAGAAGTTGTCTAGAGAGAGTTTTAGGTTGTATATTTTTTACTGAAAATCCAAAAATAAGTAATAGAATATCTGTATTTGGTAACATTATGAAATACCATAAATGGGGGTATACTTACGAACAATATGAAAACGACATAAAAAGAAATAGAATACCTCGTTTTATAATTAAGGTATGGACGGGTAGATAATATTTTTATTTATACTTATATTATATAAATGAAAAAAAGGACAAGATGTTTTTCAAGATGTCGTCAGATACCAGAAGACGATTGTAAAGCAAAATCGCGATTATGTCAATATACAAAAGGAACACGAAAGTACTGTAGAATATCAAAATTTTATACTTTAGACAAAAATTGCGATATGATAAAAAAAAATAGAAAATTAACAAAGATGGAAGCTTCCAAAAAAATAGGCAAATTCGTATTAAATAAAACGCAAAAAAATAAAACAAGAAAAACGCAATTAGAAAATGAAATGTTAAAACAACAGGAAGAAGAGCGTTTATATCAAGCACAATTAAAAATACAACAAGATAGAGAGAACGCTCTTAAAAAAGTTGGCAACTTCGTTTTAAAAAATAAAAGCAAATTGCGTGCAAATTATTTAAAAACTATTTGTGCGGATTCTGGAGCGTGTATTTCTTTCGGTACAGAAGTAAAAAAAATTAGTGAATTATTCGACAACTTCGTAAACTTTAAATACACAATTTCACCAGTTAAAGGTATAGGTGCCGTTTCTAATAATGGTTTTGTTAAAGAAATCAAATACAGTAGAAATAGTTATGATTCATACGCTGTATTAAAATCCTGTACACAACAAGATTCAGATAATTTAATGTATGAATATGAAGTGGGTATCAACTTCGTAAACAAACAAAACAAAATATTTCCTTGTTTTCTAGAAACATATGGATTGTATTTATATAAAGATACAACTTCGTGGACTCTTGCTAAAAATTCTAAGACAATGCCAATAAGAGATTTAAAAGACTGTTTACAAGAACAGAAGAGTATTAACTATTCTATAGGTTGTCCAAAATCTAGAAATATTGCCATATTAATACAACACGTAAAAGATGCGAAAACGTTACAGGATTTTATCCGTGAAATTTCGCGAATAACAAGTGTAGGAGAACAGTTGGTCCTTATCAATTATGATATGCCTTATATTTTATATCAGATCTATATGCCGCTCGCAACATTAGCAGACCAGTTTACACATTATGACTTACACGCAGATAACGTTTTATTATATGAACCAATTAAGGGAGCATATATGACATACAATTACCATTTAACGTCTGGCAAAACAGTTAAATTCAACTCTAGATATATCGCTAAAATAATAGATTACGGCCGTTCATATTATAACAATGGAACGCAGACATCACTAGATACGTATAAAAACATTTGTAAAATAAAAGAATGTAATCCAGCCTGCGGTGAAAATTTTGGGTTCTCTATATTAGGTCCAGAAATACCACCTGGTAGTTTTGATTACATAACTTCACAAAAGAGAAATACAAGCGCTGATTTAAGATTAATCAATATTGTAAAATCAGAATTACTTTCCATTGGAAATGTATATGCTGTTTTGGAAAAATTACTAGATAAAATAGTATTTAAAAAAGTTTTTGGAACTAAAGAGGTAATAAAATCCGGATTACCTAAAAAAGTAAATAATGTAGTTGATGTTTGTAAAGCATTAGAAGAATATATTCTTACACCATCATATGTAACGAAAAATGAACTTTATTTTAATTCATTGCCAAAAATAGGTGACTTCCACGTATATCAAGATGGAAGACCAATGAATTTCGTAAAAGTATAATAATTAGAATTGAATTTTTTATACATTTATACATTTATATAAAAACCATAAAATTTTATATAAAAATTTAGAACCCTGGATTATCTGTAAATACAGGTGTAACTTTTGCCATATCACCACCATTTTGTAACATAGGATTTAGTTGGTCTAAAACAAAAAGGCCGATTAAAACGCTAAAATATACTAAAATAGCATCACGAACTAATAGTTTTAATGGTTTATTTTCTTTTTCAATAAATCTCATTTCCATAAATTTAACAACCAAATAAGTTATTGAAATGACCGTCGCAACAAAAAACATATTTAGCATTTAAAATAATCGGTTAAAAACTCACAATATATTTTACGCAAAAATTATTCTAAAATTTCAATATCATCAATTAACAAATCTGGCAATAAATCTATTTTAGGTTCTTCAATATTATGGATATCTAAAATATCTAATTCTACATTTTGGTCTGAAATTTTTATTTTGGAATCTTCATCACCTTCTGATTCTGCTTTGCGTTGTTGATTTCTAATTTCGCTAATTTCTTCTAAACGTTCAATATTTTTTGGAGCTGATACACTAGTTATATTGCCATTACCAGTTGCTACATAATCAATATCATTAAATTTTAAATTACTTTTTTGGAGCTGTTGTTCACCACTATTATTTATAGAATCGGCAGAAGAAGGTTTAACTTGTACTTGTTCTTCAATAATTTGTTCTTTAATTTCTTCGGTTACATTTTCTTCTATTGTTTCATCCATATAAGCCTTTAATATTGCTTCTACTGGAATACTGTCTCTTAATGTATTTAAAATACCTTCTTGGACGATAATTTCTAGTTCTCTATAGTTTTTTTGAATTTGAAGTGGTTGTATATTTGTTTCGAAGAGATACACATTTTTGTATATTTTTCTAGCTACATTAATATACGTTTTATGAATAAAATCATCTAAATTCGGTATTTTTATGTCAATCTTTTTTTGTTTTTGTCCTGCACGCATAGCTGTCAATATTTTTAGTTGAATAATATGTACGCAAGTAACCAAATCTACTAAATAATTACATCCTGATTTTTCGCAAATTCTTTTTCTCTCTGTTTCAATTATAGTTGCGTTCCATTTAGGAATTCTTGAAATAAAATTTTGAAAAGTCATTAAATATTTTTCCATTTCTCCATTTTCATTACATAATTTTATGGCTTCATTTAAAATAGATTTATAACCATCTATAATTAAAGGTGTTAATATAGTAACTAATCTAGAAGACCATTCATTCCGCGACTCATGAAGAGAACTAACATTAAAATCGTCCATTTAAATAAAACTAATATTTTCTAAAGATTGTTCTGAACTTAAAAATACAAAATTTAATATAAATAATATAAGTAGCTTTTCATTTCTAAATTCTTTTCTTGCTCGACTAAAGCACATAATTAATTCATATCTTTTTTCTACAGTCAGTATATTATCTAAAAATTTAGGATTTTCTAAAATATTTATTATGTCTAATGCTGTGTATGCTTTTTCGTAAAATTTAGTACATAGCTTTATTAAATCTTCCAAACTAATTTTTGTGTTTACTACTTTTAATTCTTTTTTTAGCCATTCTAAACGGTTTGTTTTAATATCTTTAATTTTAAATGCTTCATTTAAGTTATATTGATATAAATTTATTATTTTTCCATTTAAAACCGGTTCAGGAACATAAATTTCACAAAAACGAGATAAAATTGGTTTCATCAAATTATACTTATTTTCTGCCACAATAAAAAATCGTGTGTTATGGCTAAATAATTCTATACATCTACGTAATGCCGACTGTGCATCTAGTGTTAGTTTGTCGGCATTTAATAAAATAATACTTTTAAAAATATTTCCTCCATTTGAATTAATGTGTGTTTTTGCGAAAAACTTTAATTCGTCTCTTATAAATTTAATACCTTTTCCGTGAGAACAATTAACGTACATAACGAATGTTTTGATTTTATCTTTATCATTGCTGTAAATTTTATGAATAAATTCATTAACAATCGTTCTTTTTCCGCTTCCACTAGGTCCGTGAAAAATAATATTTGGAATCTTATGGATGGAATAAAAGTATTCTAATTTGTCTTTTATGTTTTGATGTATATTTAATGTCATAAATAA